AGCCCACATCCTTGTGGACTGCTATTGCTACATGTAGTCAACCTCGGAGATATGTTATGGCAGGTGGTGGTTTTAGTGTTAACATGAACCAGTATTCACCTGCTAGCGTGCAGTCTGTAGATATCGGTAAAAACGGTAACTCAGACGTCTACTATAACCCTGTAAATTTGGGGCCAGTAGCTACTCGGCATGTTGTTCATCAAAAGCCGAATACCACACGTAATCCGAAAAATCGATCAGGATGGAGAGATCCATCCAGTTACTATCGATTTGAAGTTGACGAGACTCCTTGGCCTAACGGGAACACTACTCAGATTATCACATCGCCCCCGTACTATCCGTACGATTATGGGACGATTTATGAGTATGGTCCTTCAGGCTTCGCTGTCGGTGCACGTAGCTTGCCTTCGTTCCCTTCTGGGCTCGAAGACACTGCTATCATTAAAGCATTGGGAAAGCTAAAGAATCAGCAGGTAAACCTTGCTGTTGCTTTCGCCGAACGTGCTGAAACTGCTGAGCTATTTTCCTCTGTTATTGGGAAGATCGCGAAGAGTGTCCGACAATTTCGGTCAAAGAACCCCAGAACATGGGGCCAAGTGATCGCTAGCGAGACCGGAGCAAGAGGCGCCCGCGGGAGTAAAATCCCCGAGGGTTGGCTTCAGCTTCAATATGGTTGGAAACCCCTCCAACAGGATGTTTATGGAGCTTGTGATGCTCTTAATCATCGTGAAAGAGACGCTGACGCTTATCGCGCCAGTGTAAAAGGAGCCGCTTACTCAAAAGAGCGAGCGACTGTGATTCTCAAGGATCTTGGAGATTATGGCTCACTACCCTCTCACGAGGTTACTGAGTTTCTCTGTGCGGTCCATCTGGACTACACTCTTGAGAATCCCGTTCTTGCCACATTAAGTCAGTTGGGCATTACTAACCCAGCTCTCTTGGTTTGGGAGAAGTTACCTTACAGCTTCGTCATTGACTGGGCTAGCCCGATTGGGGCTTACTTGAGTGCCTTCGATGCGGCCCTTGGTTGGGGCTTCAAAGGAGGATCCTGTAGTAAGGTAACTAAGCTTGTAGCTAAGGGAGAACCTGTCACGGGTTCAAATCCAGCTGTTAGAAATATCTACAGCTGGGACTATCATTGTAATATGATGGCCTTTAATCGTGACGTGTATACTTCCTCACCCCTGCCGCGGTTTCCAGGTATTAAGAATCCGCTCTCCACTGGTCATGTTGCCAACGCTTTAAGCTTATTGGCGCAGGCCTTCCGTTAAACCTTTCCAATTAAGGAAAAGCGTATGCCCGCTATCGGCAATGTCGTCATCAATGATGGCGCAAGTACTCCCGTGTCCCATACGTTTGTACCGACTAATATCGATACAAACGGGGTCGCCAACTATGCAGATCAGAGTGGCGGCGTTCAGTCGGGTTATCCCAAGCTGACGTCGTCCCTTCGTGATGCTGCGGTCGGTGGATCTTCGGGCTCAAGCGTGAATCGTGTGCAGGTCTCTGTTTACCTCCCCACGGTTGCTGACGGTTCGGACGCAGGTATTCCGGCTGGCACCCTTCTCTATTTTCACAAGATGGATGCCACGTTCCTGATGCCTTCGAGTGGTACGCTCGCTGAGCGTAAGAACCTGCTCGCCTTCTCCAAGAATTATCTGGCGGATGCGAGTATTTCAGCACAAGTACAAGACCTGACCCACGTCTATTGACGCCGGCAGTTAACTTCCTTTTAAGGAGAATCAACATGTTGGTGTTCAATGAAACGTGCGACCAGGTTGAGTATTTTCTTCTCCAGCGTCACAGAGTTCTCGATAGCCTTATGGCTATTGAGCTTGAGCTTCAAACGCTCATTGCCTCTGCAGCGTCGGAAAAGAAAGCGGTCCTCCGTACGGGTCAAGCGATGAATGGCTTTGACAACGAACTGGCTTATTACCAATTTGTTGCCTGCTGTTCAAATGCTCTGCCGTCGAAGAACGCTCAGTTCCTTGCTCCCCGCCCCGTTCATTCGGAGTGGAAAGCTGGTGCTGATGTGCTGTCCGAGCTTGAGGGTTATTTACTCGAGCCCGGTGCTGGTGGTCTGATTGTTTCTGACCACAAGTAGGTTCTTCTTCCTCACATGGAGTTACTCAAGTGAAGAAGTCAGCGAAGCGTCCATGCCCCACTAAGGGGCTGTACCGTCACTTTAGTTGTATTGCAACCGATGTCGTCAGGGGCCTTCTAAGGTCTTCTGACGGCGTTCTCTGTCGCCAAGCTCTTGATTGCCTCTCACGAGGTGACTATAAGAGTCTGGTATCGCTGTCCATCGATCCCTCGATGTATAACGATGCAGGGACTTTCAGGGATGACTATTTAGCGGTAGAAGTAATGTCTAAGTATTCCGATTGGGATCTTGGCATTAACCGCGACGTGGTCGCCCTTGATAAGTTCATGTTGGCCGAGATAGGCTGCTTCGAGACGAATCTTCGTCTTAAGTCCCTCTACGGTACGGCATCCACAACCGTATCGGTTGCGTCGCTATTGTACACGGCGCAACGAAAAATAGAGAGAGTACTTGGTCCCTTTTCATGGGATCATGCGGAGCAGTACTTTGGGTGGGGTCCCGGGGCTTCAACAAGCCTCAACCGCACACAGGGTGATTCATACTTCAAATATGGGGTTAAACCCCATGTGACGAGGCAATGCGCGATGATCGCATACACGGCTGTTCGTCGTGTTCCAAGGTGGTTTAATTACCTTGCTGGTTTTCCAGGTGATCTTTCTCCCGGTTTCACTGAGATTCTTGGGTCCCTTTTAGGACCAGAGGATCTCTTTGAGATTGTGGATGGGAATCGCGTTACTACCGTGCCGAAGAGTGCAAAGACGAATCGAGTGATTGCCATCGAACCCGATATGAACATGTATGTTCAGAAAGGTATTGGTGGCGTCATCCGTCGTCGTCTTAGAAGGGTGGGGATTGATCTAAATGATCAATCCCGTAATCAAGAGCTCGCTCTTGAGGGATCACTCACCGGTCGTCTCGCGACGATCGACCTAAGCTCCGCTAGCGATACTATCGCGAACGGGCTTGTTGAGATGCTCCTCCCTCCTGACTGGAATGCGGCTATTCAGCTAAGTCGCAGTCCGTTGGGCACTCTACCTACTGGTGAAAAATTACTTTACCAGAAGGTTAGCAGTATGGGGAACGGCTTCACATTCGAGCTCGAGAGCCTGATATTTTGGTCTCTCGTTTCGAGTGTCGTCGATCTTTATGCTGCTACGGATCGTCGTGTTGCCGTCTACGGCGACGATATTATCGTCTCTGTAGACGTCTACGACCGAGTTGTTGAGCTCCTATCGGTTTGTGGGTTTTCCACAAATGCGAAAAAGAGTTTCGCGACTGGGAAGTTCAGAGAGAGTTGTGGTAAACACTATTTCTCTGGGCACGACGTCACGCCATTCTACATCCGTAAGGCTGTAGATTCACCAGTCCGCTCCATTTGGTTAGCGAACTCCATCCGTAGGTACGCCCGTAAGGGTATGCCTTATGGTATGGATTCCAAATGGCTTCCTAGTTACACCTCTGTCCTCGAGACTATTCCGAAGTTTTGGAGAGTTCCGAGGATCCCAGATTCTCTGGGAGATATCGCATTGATTGGCGATTTCGATGAGGTGCTTCCATCACGTGTTTCTTATCAGATGGAAGGTTGGAAGTGCATCGGCTTCGCTGAGAAGCGAAGTGTCAGCACGGCTAGTGATGTCCCATTTCTCCTAAAAGCCCTTAACAAGCTCGAAGGTTTGGGACTAGGCGTTGACATCCCGTTAGGCATTAATTTGCCAAGGCGGAGTGTCAAGTACCAGGTTGTAAAACCTAGTACAGCACGGTGGGACAACTTTGGGCCGTGGATCTAGGTCCTAGTTA